CCATAGGCACTATTCAATGAAATCTTTTTAGCCATTTGAATAGTATTGTATTGTGCAACATTGGTTGTATCACCAGATTTTATTGCATTAAACATCAAGTCCTTATATTTCACCCTATCATTATACATTTCTTCCATCAATTCTGGAAGGAAGCCTTTCTCTTTTGTTGAAAAGAAATAACCATTCCCTGCCATACATGCATCAGTCTGCTCTGGTAGTGGTGTCTTACCCCTCATTAATTCTTCAACATCAACAAAAAATCTAGGCCTATCATTCAAAAATGTCTCAGGTGAAATATTATATTGCATGATCAAATGTGGATATAATGAATTCAAATCAAACGATACAACCCAATCATGCAACCCAACTAAAGGATCTTTTACATAGGCACCTTCATATTCCCTTTCTTTTTTTTCAACCTGTTTCTTGGGCGGAATAACTATATTCTTCCTACGCAGGTGATGATATATGAATGCATCCCAAAAACGTGTCTGGCCAAGTACATCTTCATAATTTGTACCTGCATCATATGCCATCGTACAAGTCAAATCAATCAATTTCAACTTATCATCCAATCTATCAACCAACTCAACATCTTTGAGATTGTAATCAATAAATTTCTGATAGTCTTCTTTATAGAGATTGTGCAAATTACCATGCTCTTTATATGATAATTTACCTTCATCCAATTCAACATCTGCAATATGGTCTAATGTATATCTTTCCTGATTCACATATGTAAATTTCTTATAGAGTAAAAAATAATCCAATTGGGATACTCCAGAAATGTGATAAACAATATGCTCGCGACCCATCCATTTATTAATTTTTTCTTTTACCAATCCCCATGGCGATAAAAATTTACTAGCACTTGATCCTAGTACATTATTAATTCGTCTAATCAAATACGGTAAATCAAACCACTTTGTGTTCCATCCAGTTATCACATCTGGCTCTATGGATTTGTAAATTTCTGCAAATCTCTGTATCAAAGAAACTTCATCTGCACATTTGACATAAAAAACATCATCTCTTGTGTTCACATAATTCCCACAACCAAGTGACACATACTTTCCAGTTTCACTATCTTTAAATGATATTGCAACTATTTTCTCTTTTGCTTCACTGACGGTTGGAAAACCACTTTCTGACCCACACTCAATATCAATATTCATTACTCTGACTTTTGTTAGATCATATTCACATTTATCAAATTCCTTTCCAATATATTGACATACCCAATCAGTGGAGCCATAAAGATCTATGTTATAACTCTTTTTCCATTTACTAATTTCTTTACGACACTCAGTAATAGTGCCAGGCTGGATTTTATCAATACTCTTACCAGCTAATGTTTTAAATTTTGTTTGATTTTTGGTTGGACAAAATAAGGTAGGATAAAATTCTTCTCTATAATTCTCTTTTTTACCATCCATCATTGCACGAACCAACATTTCATCGCCAATTACTTGGATGTTAGTATAAAAATCTTTCATATGCTCTTTTCATAATTAAAAAGGGGAGCCCAATGGACTCCCCGATTGTCAAAGTCGAATTGGGTTCATTCCTCAGTTAGCAACTGTTTTTCTGATTTAGAAACCTTTTTTGTTCCAATTTTTATAGTTTTTGGTCTTTTTGCTTCTGGAACAATTCTTTCTAATTCGACTTTGAGTAGACCGTCATTTAAATCAGCACCTGTCACTTCCACATTCTCAGCTAGTGTCCAAGTTCTGACAAAGTTTCTTTCGGCTATACCTTTATGGAGGTAATTGTCTTCCGTACCATTTTTTGAACCTTCCACTGTCAAAACACCTGTTTCTGGATTATGCTCGATACTAATATCATTAGCACCAATCCCAGCTACAGCGAGTTCGATCTCATACTTGTACTCATCTTTCTTGACTATATTGTATGGCGGATAATTAGCTGGCCGGAGGGTTTCTTTTGCGTCAAAAGAAGCTAGACGGTCAAAAAGTTGATCGAACCCAACAAAAAAAGGATCGAATCTGCGTATATCTGTAAGTAATGTTGTCATCACTTTATCTCCTTATATTTAAGCGAGATTAAAAATTAATGGCTGTCAATTGACCCGCCATTCTATATGGAAGACTTATTTCTTCCCTATATTATATTTAGTCACCAAGTTCCACCCACCTTTTTCTTCAAATGTCAGAATCTTGATTTGACTTAATGGTGCTACGTTATTCTTTGTATCACCATTCACTATCTTAATTAAACCCCATTCTTCTAATAAGTTCGTTATACTGTTTCTACGTGCTTCATCATTTTCTGAAAAATTAGTAGGCTTACCATCCAGTGCAAATAATTCCTTGAAATGTACAATGTAATATCTCCCTTGCTTGTGTAATATATGACAAGATTGATACAACGTATTTTCTTTTCTGGATGCAATTCCAATTCTACTAAGAGTTTCACGAACTTTCAAAAAATCATCGGGTTGGTCTAGTTCCACTTCTATCATTGTTTCTATCATGACTTGACCCACCTTTATAAAGTTTCTTTCTTATATATTCAATATCATCATCACCTAAAATTCTCAAAGCGTCCTTTGCCTTTGGAATACTACAATTATAATATTCCCTAATCAAACTTATAACTTCAAAATCTTCAGGCTTAAGCCATTTCTCTGACCTACGGAATTTCTTCCTAATACTATTTATAAAATAATCAAATTGTAACTTATTGTCCAAATAGGAACAGAAATTCATCGCATTGACATCAAATATACAATCTAAGTGCTGTGAAAGAAACTTGTTTATACGGTATGGTTCATAACTCTTTTCAATGTACTCATCACCATCTTCCATTATATTTTCTTTTTTGTAGGATATGTCATTTAAATAATCAAATATTTCCATTATGTAAACTCACACGTGCCCATTATTTCGGCTAAACATGCGATCATATTAATTTCATGATCAACTACAAACGCAGATTTATAAACATATTCTGCAATTATAATAACTACAGTTGGTACTGAACTGGGCTTCAATTTTGTAATCAAAACATCATATATCTTACGATAGAGTAAATGTGGATCATTATCTAGGTTGTCTACGGCCCATTTTCGTATACTACCAAAATTCTTCTCTTTCAAATACTTACATAAATTCTTAATATTGACCTGTGAATAATCAGTCAATATACCTACATCAATAGTACCACTTGCACCATATCTCTGGAGTTCGTTTAATACCCTACGCCAATCTGGAATATGTTTCATGATGAGTTCTGCAACAACTTTTTCATCATAATTTATATTCTCAATTGACAATATATTTTTTACCCTTGTTAGAAATTGTCCAGCCAACTTAGGTAATTCGGTTTTCTTTGTCTTGAAATCAATAACGCTCGTACGCGAATGAATAGGAGTAATAATCCTATTGGCAAAATTACAAGTGAAAATAAAACCACAATTCCCACTGAATTCTTCGATAAATCCTCGTAGAGCTGGTTGAGTTGATTGCGGATTGAGATAATCTGCTTCATCTAATAACACCACCTTTCTTCCACCACTCAGGGATACTGTGCTTGCAAAAGTTTTAATCTTACTCCGTAGTACATCGATACCAGATTCTTCGGAGCCATTAATCATTATATAGTCTACATTCAAATGTTCACAAAGAGCTCTTGCAACTGTAGTCTTACCTACACCTGCCGTTCCACACAATAACAAATTGGGAATTTCTTTATTCTCAATAAACTCCAAGAAGGTTTTTTTCAAACCTTCTGGAAGTATACATTCTTCAATACTCTTAGGCCGATATTTCTCAACCCAAAGAAATTCTTCACGCATAATCTATTCATCCACCATAGTTAGAATCAGGTTCAAGTGCTATCCAATAAGTCAAATCAATATCATTATGTATAAATTCACTAATTGCCTTACTGGAAATCTTAACAGTATAATTCCCCCCTAACAGTTTAAGATTTTCTCCTTTAAAATACATTTCAAATTCATCACCATTTCCATCTCCAACTTCCAAATTAAATACATTAGATGTCGGGTCTTTTTTATCCAAAACTGATAATACTATAGAACTAGAACAACCCTTAACAACTAAATCAGGTTTCGCCAACACCGAACTCATATTACGAATAGTAGACAAATCTGCATGCTTCAACTCAAATTGAATTTCTGCCTCTGGCATTGTAATATCTTTAGTAGGTGAAATGATTGTACTAGGATCTGCATAATAGTATCGCGAAGTTGCTCGATCTTTACTAATGACTACATAGTCCTCATCAAAAGTATAATCTGCCCCCACGAAAGTTTCAGACGTACTCAGATTGAGAAATTCTGTTAAATCGTAAATCGCGAAATCAGTTTCAAAACTTTCTTCAACTGTAGATTTGACCAAGATATTTTTCATTGCTGACATTGTTTGTAAAGTACTTCCAGTACTAACTGCAATGGAAGAATTGATTGTAGAATAGTTTTTAAGTATATCCACTGTTTGCTTACTAAGATTCATTATATCCTCACTTTAAATTTATAACTATATTATACCATAAAAAACTTCATTTGTCAAGGCTAATTTTATCCTCAACTGTAAAAACAACCCGCTCAATGCACCTTTCATCAAAAATACTGAATACCTCAGTAGAGATATCAACGTATTCATTATATAGAACTTCATCATTTGAAATTTCAAACATCAGTTCAACACTTTCTTCATAATTTTCTGGGCCTATATAGACTCCAGTTTTTTCTATATCAATAAACCTTTCTCCTATTTCTGGATGTACCACATTCTCACCCCAATGCTTAGAAAATACTGGAACAGTTCCTACAGCAATTGGTTCAACTGATGCATATTCCATATGTCCGCCATAATACTCTGACTCCAATTCAAAAAAATTACACCCGAACATTGACGTACTTAATTCTTCTAATGCTTCAGACCTCTTATATGGGCCATAGACATGGACTACAGATAAGTCATCTGGATTATCATATTTTTCACCTTCAACAACTATAGGATTATCATATATAAGATATTTAGCTCCAATTGACTTCTCAATTCCACGCAATTCTGTAATAATTGCACGTTCCGACAAGTATTTTTGCAATTCAATTACACGCTCAGGATGTTTGAAACGTGCAAACCGTCCTATATATGTAAATCTCCTTTTCTTTTCATGAAACTTTTTCTTATACTTTTCCAACGGCTTAAAATCCATACCCAAGCCGTTAAACTGTCTCAACTCAATATCAGTTGGATTCATCAATTGTGCTAATGGATTGTTGTACCTTGTACTAAAAGTTTCTGAAAAATAATTCTCCAATGAATGTGAATAGACCAAATCGCATTCTTCTACAGTTTCCCACATATATGCATTTCTATTCATAGAGGCCTTTAGATGGTCATTCTGTATAAAAACCTTAAAGCAATCAATACTTCTAACTACTTCCAAAAAATTCTTTTGACATTCATCACTATGACCAGTACTAGGCACCGAATGTATAAACACTACATCATAATCAATCAATCTCTGCTTCAATGACAATAATTCATCATTCCGAATTTCCTCAACAACAAGTTCGTGAGATTTCTTTCTACCCCAATTCTTATCCTTAGTAGAAAATACTTTTACATCGTGGCCACTACTGACCATATAATTATATTGTTCTACTGTATATCTGGTAACTCCACAACCTTCAACACCTCGACCCATCAAGAGTGCAATCTTCATCCAAAAAATCCTTCTAAAGTATTACTTTCTTCTTTGGGTGCATTCTTGCCAATTAATTTTTCTGGCTTACCTCTTTCGCCTAAAGTTGCCAATCTTGTATCACAGTAGCAGACACAATTCATTGAAGTACCATCTCCCTCAATATCAATTATGCCATGCACCTCACCACTATCGCCAAGAAATACATCACCATCACCTCTTGCAATTGCAACACCATAACGCGGTAGTACAAAATAACACCCTCCAACATTTCCATCATGGAAATTTGCTATAGTAGTCAATCCCTCTGGCAAGTCACCCGAATCTATGTGGTATGACATTCGATTTGATCCACCAACAGTGTACTTGTTTGCAGACAAAGTAGTATAGATTCCACCTGCGATCCGATACTTTTCTTCAACATATGTTTCAGCAAACTTCTTCTGCCCTTCAAAATACAATGGTGCTAATTCCTTATACCCAATATTATTGATTGCAGGAATTCTACTAAGGATTTCATTCTTCTCTGGATTAGCCTTCGACCAACCACTTTTATCAATTTTTCCAGTAAACCTACCACGCTTGCAACCCATCATCACAGAATGTATAGGATTTCCCTGTGCAATCATACTTTCATTACCCTTTTCATCGATGATCTTGTAGGAATTCTTAGTCCTAAGTGATATATTTAATCCCTGCCTTTCCAATTCTTCAACATCAATTGGCCCTGCACAATTGGCCCTCATGGTTGTAGTTTCATCTATGGAAAGTAAACATTCTTTAATTTCATCATATTCTTTACCTGTAAATACTCCTTTCTTGATTGCACCCATAATAGGTGGATCACCTAAAGAACCAGTTTTCTTAT